ATGGCAAACGGAAAACTCAGCTTCGACCAGATGATTAAACAGCAAGCAATGCGACTGCTCCCCTACCTTGACAATTTGAATAAGCAGCAAGTCAAATACGTTGGACGCGACAACCTAATTGAGCATTCGGGACTTTCTGATAACGAATTGCAGAAGCTCATTCACGACGGGAATCTGCCACGCCACACGATGAAGGTCAGCGGCATGAAGGCCTACGATACCGAATCCGCGCTGAAGATGCTCGCTCGCTACTGTGGCCAGTACGCCTATCTGGTGGACTGAGCTATGGCATTGAAGACGAAGCCCACGATCCTTGAAGCGGTCAGCGCATGGGGTGACCCGTTCGACCAGGCGCAAGCATTGCAGTATTTCGCCAACAAGATAGACGAGCAGGCATCCAAGTTCGGCAGCACCGAACTTGAAGCGTTCCAAGTGCTGAAGGTTTTGCGATTGAACAATGCGATGGAGCTGGCGGCGCTCAGGGAAAAGGGATTGCGCGTGTACCGGAGGGGCAGCGGATGGACGTTGGATTCGAGGGATTTTCGACGGTGGACTGCCGAGATGATTGCCAAGCTCTCGCACAAGCCACGTCCCACGGCACCCACACCACCACCGCAGTCAAGCGCATTGTTCTAGGAAGGCAGCCATGAATCCGAAAGCGAAGCTGAGTACGGCGCAGGCCGCCAAATATATAGGAGTGTCAGTCTCGACGCTCAAGCGCTGGCGAGACGACCGCAAGGGTCCTGCGTTCGTCAGGCTGGAACCGTCGCGCATCATCCGTTACGAAGTGTGGGCGTTGGACCAGTACATTACCGATACCAGACGGAACCGGGTGAACTGATGGCACGTAGACAGACCATTGACCCGCTGATCAGAGCCGAGGTCATCCAGCGTTGGGGCAACACCTGCTGGCTATCGCTACCCGGCTGCACCAAGCTCGGCGAAGAGGACGACCACGTTCGGCCATTCCACATCGGCGGATTGGATACCGTGGCGAACATTCGTCGTGCATGCAAGCATTGCAACGCGAGCCGACAGGACAGGATACTGAGCGGATACGGTGCGAACATCCATGTGGTGCTCGGCCCGCCCGAGGCGGGCAAGACCACGTATGTTGCCGACCATGCGGCGGCGGACGCGCTGGTGTTGGACTTCGACCGACTGGCAAGCTCCATCTGCCCGAGTGTGGATATCCGCAAGGAACGCCCTGCACCATTGGTAGCAGCCGCCCAGTCCGCGTGGCAGGGAGCGTATCGCCGTCTGGTGCGGTTGGGTGATCCGGTGGATGTGTGGCTGATCAAGAGCATCCCATCCAACAAGCGCCACCCTCGCATGCTGGACGAGTGGATAGCTCTCGACTATTCGTTGCATGTTGTTGACCCCGGAGCACAGACCGTGTTCGACCGCCTCACCGAGCATGGCCGGACGCATGGCGAGCAGACTGTGGCGCGGCAATGGTATGCGCTTCGCATCACTCAGCAGCTTGTGGATGCGAAGCAGAAGGCTAGACGCGACGAGCTGGCCCGTCTCGGTCTTCGTTCGTCTCCGCCATCGACGTCGGTTCGGCCGGAGTGGTGATGGTTTTTTAAATCAGCGGACGGACAGAAGACCCCGCGCCCAGTTTTTTCTCCCCCCAACCCAATTAAAAACAGGCGAAAACGGCGAAATAGCAACGAAAGGAGAGAGCATGCAGGAAATGCTTCCAGGAATGCAGGAATTCGAATCAACAGACCGGTATCAGGAAAAAGCGACCATCGAACTGATCGAATCCATCGTGAAAGACAGAGACCTGACACCATACGCGCGCATCATCTGCAAATCCATGGTCTCTCTGGCCCGTAACATCGATGTGCAGAACAGTGTCGGACGGGAAACAAGCCGCAACATGGCAGAATATCGCGGGTGGCTCGATGAACTGCGCGACCTCTACCCCGAACAGGCAGCGGTGGATGAATCACTCGCAGACCTCATTGAGAAATCGGCTGCGAAGTGACACCACTACGCGCGGGGACGAAACGAAACACGGCACGGCACACAGATGGCGCCGTAGTTGCGGCGTACGCGGAACTGCTCGGCACACCATTGCTCCCGTGGCAGCGGTATGTCGCCGATGTCGCCGGTGAGATAGATCCAACGACCGGCACGTACTTTTACGACACCGTGCTACTCTCGACACCCAGACAGGCGGGCAAATCGACGTTGATTGATACCGAAGACACCCGTAACACGCAGTGGGGGCCAAACCGTTTCGTCTACTACCTCGCACAGACCGGCAAGGATGCTGGCGACCATTTCAAGCTTTATCTGAAGAAGCTGCAACCCTCACGACTGTCACAGATCACGAGACGCCCAAAGCTCTCCAACGGAGCCATGCAGCAAGCATTCTCAAACGGGAGCATCATCATGCCGATGTCAGTTACCAAGGTGGCCGGGCACGGTGTACAAGGGGACAAAATCACTCTCGATGAAGCCTTCTCTTTATCAGCAGACAAAGGCAAGGCGATCCTCGATGGCTTCCTGCCCACGACAGCCACGCGATTCAAAGTCACCGGCGTGCAGCCACAGTTGTGGATTGCATCGACCGAGGGCACGGCGGAATCTACGTTCTTCAATCCCCGCATCGACGCTCTGCGCGAAGGCAGGATACCCGAACACACCTGCTGGTTCGATTGGGGCATCCCCCCGGATGCCGACCCCGAAGACCTTCAGACGATCATGCGTTATCATCCCGCTGCTGGCTTGCTCTGGGACATGCGCCAACTCAAACAGTTCCGTGAACAGTTCGATGGCAACGCCGCAGGCTGGGCGCGAGCATTCGGCAACCGGCGAGACATGGGCATCTCCGACCGCGCCATCCCAGCCGACATCTGGAACAGCACACAGGCCGCTCCAGTGGATGCCAGTGCTCTCGGGAACCGTCCCATCATGTTCGGGGCGGCAGTCGATATCGACGCTTCGCATACCAGTGTGAGTGTGGCCATCGTCAACGATGACGGCACCACTACGACGCAACTGCTGAAGATACTGGCTGGAACAGGGCAGGCACCCGCGTACATCCAACGTCTGTGCACCGAATATCACGCTCCACTCATCATGGATGACCGAGGGCCGAACGCTGACCTATCCGACCGGCTTCACAGCATGCTCGACCATAACGACGAGCCACTAATCGACTGCTGCGACATGGGAGCGGGCGATTATCTTGCGGTAGGCCAATCGTATGTCTCCGGGTTGCAGAACGGCACCATCCTGCACGCGACCGACACCGACCTGGACGACTCGGCCGCCAACTGTGCGAAGACATGGAGCGGTGACGCCTGGCGAATCACCCGACGCGGCAGCACCGGTCTGACCTCTCCGCTCGAATCGTGCATGCTCGCCGCCTGGGGCATGTCCCACCAGCCAGACTCGGACGGACCGCTGCAAATCTTCTGAACCCGCGTGAACCTCCCTGAACCCCTGTGAACCTCTGTGACCCCGAAAATCTGGACGTGATGCCCACCTCGCAGCTATCACTATGAGCCATGAGCAACATGAATCTATGGCAACGGATGCGATTCGCGGGGAGCATCATGACGCGCGGCGCCGAAGCCCTGGAAGACATCCCCGAAGGCATCATGCCGCCATCACGCTCTGGCTCCTATGATCCACTCTCATTGAGCACCGTATTTCGTGGCGTGCAGGTGTTGCAGACCGCCATCACCGGACTGCCCATTCATGAGATGCGCTCGGGTATCAAACTCAACACGGTCAGCAGCCTGGTCACCAAACCGGACGTGAACCGCAGCCGCCGCGACTTCCTTGCCGACATGGTTGCCAGCATGGTGCTCGATGGCAACGCCTTCGTCCGTCTGGTGCGTTTCGACGGTGAGATCGTATCCTGCGAGGTGCTGCCACCCTCGCTGGTGGTGGTGTCCGACGATGGCACCGACCCCGCAAGCCCGAAACTGCGCTACTCATACCTCGGACACGAATACGAGACCGACCAGATCGTGCACTGCAAGTTCTTGAACGTGCCAGGCCGACTGCGCGGATTGGGACCCATCAGCGCGGCCCGTGAGGAAGTCGAGGGCGCGAAGATGGCCCGAGACTACAAGGCCCGTTTTTACACGGATTCCTCGAACCTCAAAGGGTACCTGAAGTCAGACCAGAAAATCACGGCGGAATCGGCGAAACAGGCCAAGCAGGACTGGAAAGCATCAGGCAAAGCCGGTGACATCAAAGTCATGGGATCGAACCTCTCGTATGTGCCGCTCGACATGAAACCCGCCGACCTGCAATTTCTCGAAACACAGAAGTTCGACACCACACAAATCGCCCGGTTGCTGGGCATCCCAGCGAGCATCATGCTCGCCGCCGTCGATGGCAGCAACCTCACCTATTCCAACATCGAGCAAAGCTGGATCGAGTTCGCAGACTACACACTCTCCGCATACACCGGAGAGATCGAAGAACTGTTCGCCACGCTGCTGCCCCGGGGCAGGGAAGCGAAGTTCGACTGGGATTCCAGCCGTCGAGCCGACATGGCCGACCGTTTCAACGCCTACAAGACCGCGCTCGACTCGAAGTGGCTCACCATCGACGACGTACGCGAACGCGAAGGCATGCCACCCCTGACACCCGAACCAACCAATGTGGAGGCAAGCAATGAGTGAAGACCAACGCCTGATGGAAGCACGACAGCTCACCATCAAAGGCCTGCAAATGCGGGACACCGGCGACAACACCGAGGATGGCACCGAACTCGAAGGCATCGCTGTCCCTTTCAACACCAGGTACAAGCTGTTCTCCGATTACGCCGAGGTCATCGACGCCGATTGCGACTTCGGTTCGCGCGACGTGAAAATCAGCGACTCCCACGGCCAGCTCATCGGCAAGGTCACCAGCCGCACCGTGCAGAATGACGGGCTGCACATCAGCGCGAAACTGTCCAGTACTCGCGCCGCACAGGAGGCCGTCAGCCTCATCCGTGACGGCGTGTACGACGCATTTTCAATCGGATTCAGCCCAGTCGAGAACATCATCGTGGACAGCGATGACGGGGTGATGGAAGTGCACCGCAAGGCCGTGGACCTGTACGAGGTAGCAGTCACCGGCATCCCCGCATATCCGCAGGCCCATATCACCAGCCAGCGCTCGAACAGACCACAATCAACCAACGAACCAAAGGACACCCGCATGGATAAGGAACTCGAAGAGGCAATTGCCGGAATCAAGGACGAGCAGCGCAGCATGAAGACCGCACTGGCGAAGGGCCTGAACCCCGCACCGGTCAAGACGCTGGGCAGCGAATACCGTTCCCAGGCAGATTACCTGCAAGCTCTCGCCAAGGGAGACCAGGCCGCAATCGACCTGATGAATCAGACCCGCGATCTGATCAGCACGGGAGACACCGGCAACACCGTCGCTTGGATTGCCGACGACCTGCGACTGATCGAGCAGCGACGCAAGCTGATGAACATTCTCACCCACGACGCGCTCCCCGACAAGGGCATGAGCATGGAATACAACGTCGTCACCGAGGACACCACTGCCGTTGCTAAGCAGGCTTCCGAAGGCGATGCTTTGACATTCGGCAAGGTGAAATTCGGTACCAAGACCGCAGATATCGAAACCTACGGCGGATACACGCAACTGAGCCGCCAGGTTGTCGAGCGATCCACCACCCCGATGCTGAACACCGCGCTCAAAGCACTCAGGAACGCCTACGCGAAGGCCACCGAGCTGAAGGCACGAACTTACACCTACGATCTGATTGCAGCGCAACGGGACGCGGCGGAGAACGCCAACAACATCACGGTGTCCAAAACGCTGACCGCTATGACCCCGGACGATTGGGCGGGGCTGCTGCTTGACGCAGCCGAAATCATGGATGAACGCAATGCGGCCATGTCGAAGCTGATCGTGTCCAAGGACGTTGCCAAAGCACTCGTCGCGTTGAAGGATACCGGTAACCGGTTCCTCGACCTGTCCGGCAAGGGCAGTGACACCCTGGGCAGTTTCGACCTGACCGCCACCGTCGGCGACCTGTTGCGGGTTCCCGTCCAGCTCCTGCCGGGCGCACCGGATGGAACGGCCTCACTGTTCGACCCCGAAGCCATCACGGTCTGGGAATCGGGCGGCCCCACACAACTGACCAACACCGACCCCACCAAGATCGTGGATAACTACTCCGTATACGGCTATATGGCCATCGCGGGCACATTCGTCCAAGGCCTGCTGCCCGTCAAGTTCACCGCCTAAGGCAGCATGACATGGCCGAAGAAACGACTGACGATACCCTGCTGGCACAACTACGTGATGACACCGCCGTGCAAGCAGGTGACGACGAGCGCCTGAACCGCTGTCTAAAAACGGCACGCGCCTATGTGGCATCGGCAATCGGCACGGCGCAGATCGATGACACAGTGCGGGATGACTGCATCCTCGGCTGCGCAACGGACCTCTACAATGCTCGAAACGCGAGGATGGGCGTGATGGATATAGCGGACAGCGAGACACAGCCATTCCGCATATCCACCGACCCACTGCGCAGCGTGTGGCCCAAGCTCAAAGCAGCGGGCATCAATACTGGCGGCATGGTGATCGCATGAAACCACTCTCAGCACAGCAACAGGAAGTCCTAGACCTTATCACTGAAGCGCTGGGCAATACTGTCAGCATCGTTACCATCGACGCGGCTCTTATCCAACCACAATCTGGGAAAGCAGCAGTGTTCCTTGAAGCGCCCGAACTGGAAGCCGAGAGCTTCGACATCCACAACGTCGTCTGGAAATTCGACGTAGTTGCCGGAACTCCAACCACCCAGACGCTTGCCCTCGAATCGATTTTCACAGTGCTGGACAAGATAGCGGCCAGTGACCTGAACTACACGACCATACGGCCGGTCACATGGACGGCGGGCAGCGCCGGGAAGTTCGCGGCCTACCAAATCGAATTGAACCCACTCGCCAACGACTAAGGAAAGCACATGGCAAAAATCAGAACACTCGGCCCCGGAACACTCACCATCGGAGAGAACACCAGTGTTAAGGAATTCATGGCCGATGTCACCAAGGTGACACTCACGCCGAAAACAGACACCGAGGACACCCAGACCTTCCTCGACGGCCACGACGAGGCAGGCGAGCAGACCACGTCCTGGACTCTGGAGGGCACCATCAAGGAGGATTATTCGACCGATGGGCTGCAACGCTGGTGTCTGGCCAACGCGGGCAAGTCGCTACCGTTCACCTTCGTGCCTTCCAAGCTCGGCGGCTCACAATTCACCGGCAATGTTCAGGTGGCGCCAGTGGCCATCGGCGGGGACGTGAAGAAGCAGAACGACATCGATTTCAGCTTCGTGGCCACTTCCATCGCCGCAGCCGACCACACTCCGGTAACCGAGTAACCGTGGCGGGAACCACTATCACCGCCAGTGGTGCGAAGACCACGATCACGGTCAAGGGTGCGGACAATCTGGCCCGCACCCTCAAGAAGGCCGGGGCGGACATGAAGGACCTGCGCAAAGGCAACAAGCAGGCCGCTCAGGTGGTCGTGGGACCCGCGCGCACGCTCGCACCGAAAGGCAAGACCGGCAGACTGTCCAAGTCCGTCAGGGCAGGGGCGACGGCCAAGGCCGGAGTCATACGAGCCGGTAACAACAAAACGGTCCCCTATGCGGGACCCATAGAGTACGGGTGGCCGGGCCACCACATCGAAGCACAGCCATTCGTCCGCACCGCAGCGAAGCAGACCGAACCGCAGTGGACACAGATCTACAAGAAGATCGTGGACGACGCCATAGCCCAGGTATATGGCACCACATCGAAATGAAAGGCACAACAATGGCAAAGATAGACGTCACCAACCTCACCGAAGTCGCTTACACCGATGGGACCACCAATATCATCGCAGTGACGATGTTCGACCGGGTGGCCGCAGAGAAATACGTGATCACACACGGAGGCAAGGTCGGCAATGATAGCCCCATCCTGCAGAACTCCTATGCGACGTACTACGCATTGCGACGCGGCAAACAGATTACCGGCATCGACTTCAACGACTGGATGGCCACGGTCGTCGCCCTGGGCACTCCAGAGGAAGACGAATCCGAAGCCGAGAAAGACGAGGATGGGGATTCGCTGGGAAAATCTTCGGATTCAAGCAGTGGCCAGACGGCAGCCTCGGCCGAACCTCCTGCATACTCAGTGCCCGCTTTGGCATAGCCCCCTGGCTCTGGCGTCGCGAGAGCGAACCACTTGAACAGGACTGGGGCACCTGTTTGCAACTGATGAAAGACGAATCCGACGAAATGAAAGCGTGAAACGACATGGGCAAGTCCGCTATTCTCGCCGTGAAGATCATCGGCGATTCGGTCAGCGCCGTCAGTTCGATGACCAAAGCACAACAGGCATCACAATCATTCAAGGACAAACTCAACAAAGCATCCGTTGGCGCCGCAGCCGCGCTCGGCGCGATCACCGCCGGAGCCAAGGAATGTGCGGATGCTGCGGGCAACCTCCAGCAATCAGTCGGAGGTGTCGAGACCGTATTCGGCTCATCCAGTGACAAGATGCTCAAATGGTCACAGAATGCGAGCCAGGCAGTCGGACTGAGCCAGAACAGCTACAACGAGCTGGCAACGCTGATGGGTAGCCAGTTGCAGAACTTCGGCATGAGCGTGGACGAATCGGCCACTAAAACCAACGACCTCATCGGTCTGGGCGCTGACCTCAGCTCCATGTTTGGCGGCACCACGTCAGAAGCCGTCGAAGCGCTCAGCTCAGCGCTCAAAGGCGAGATGGACCCCATTGAAAAATATGGCATCTCACTCAACGATGCGACACTCAAGGGGTATGCCGCCAAGCTAGGACTTGATAAACAGTACGCGGCGGGCGACAAGAACGCCAAGATGCAGGCCACTCTAGCCGCTGTCACGGCCCAGAGCGGCAAAGCAACGGGCAACTTCGCTAAGGAAGCCGACACCGCCCAGGGTCAACAGCAGCGCATGAATGCCAGCATGGAGGATGCGAAAGCGAAGCTGGGGACCGCCCTGCTGCCCATCTTGACTGTGGCCGCCCAGAAACTCGCTGGCCTCGCACAGTGGATACAGCAGAATTCAAGCTGGCTGGTTCCACTCATCGCGGCCATCGCTGCTGTCGCCGCCGTGATCTTGGTGATGAACGGCGTGCTGACTGCCTACAGTGTGATCGCCGGCATATCAGCAGCGGCAACCGGCGCGCTCGTCGGCCCCATCCTTCTGGTCATAGCTGCCATCGCGGCCATCATCGCCATCATCGTGCTGCTGGTCAAGAACTGGGACAAGGTGAAGCAGGCTGGTGCTGCCGCCGCTGGATGGATAAAAGACAAGTGGAATGGCCTGATGGGGTGGATACGTGGCATCCCAGACAAGATAAAAGGCTATTTCAACAATGCCATCGATCTGCTCAAGAACGCGGGCATGAGCATCATCAATGGATTCTTCAACGGCCTGAAAAGCGCATGGAACAAAGTCACCGGCTGGATTAGCGGAATCGGTGACTGGATCAAGGACCACAAAGGCCCGGAAAGCTATGACGCGCAACTACTCGTCAACAACGGCTACGTAACCATGCAGGGATTCAGCAAAGGGCTGAGCCAAGGATATGAAAGCGCGGTGGTACCCCAAGTCACCTCGGTGGCTGGCAAAATCAGCAGCCTAATCGGACAACAGCGATTCGATGTGCCGACAATCACCGCCAACGCCTCCCTCTCGGGAACCGACAGCCTGGCCAGTATCGCGGCCTCGGCCCGCAAACAGGCCGATACCATCATCATCGTCGAAAAGCTCGATGTCAAAAGCAGCGGCAATCTTGACAACGACGAAACGGCCAGCAAAATCGTGGACTCACTCAACGAATGGGCCACGGTGCGCGGGAAAGGCAAAGTCGTATGAGCAGCGTCGTCAAACGTAACGCACCACTCACCAATGCCGATTTCGAGACCGGCGACCTCACCGGATGGAACGCCAGCGGAGACGCAAAGGTGACCAGTCAGGCAAACGATTCAGCTGGGATCAAACCACACTCCGGTTTCTATCAGCTCAGGCTTGGCAATGGCGGCTCTGCTTCGCAGAGCTTTGCCGTAGCACCCGGCACAGCGCTAACTATCAAAGCGTATTCGAACTCGTTTCAATCCAGCCAAGCGGTCAAGGTAACTATTCAGTTTGGCGATCAACCAGTAATCGTGCTGGGTAACTATTCGTCCGGTGGGAATGCATGGGGTCAACTGAACTACACAACGTTAGCTCCGTCCGGGGCCACTAGGGCGACTGTGACATTTGCCGCCAATCCCGGAGCTATCCGACTTGACGATATTGTAATCTCTGAGACGAATGCTCCGATCGAAGACACGGCATTCGTATATCTTGATGGCCGTCCACTCCCCATCCGACTCGATACTGAAGGAGACCTGCCGAGCGCTCTAGCCCCGTTTACATTAACATGGGGCACGAAAACACCCTGGGATGATATTGAGCCGTGCATCCTCTCGATGACTCTGATTGACCCCAACGGCACCTATGGCAAACGCCAGGCCAACATGCAGGGCCGCGCAATCGAAATCTATAACAGTCTGCAAGACCCCATGCCGATGTTCAGCGGCACGATCACCAGCGCACAGCTGACCAACCTGAACGACGACGGCCGCACCAAAATCGACATCACAGCATCGGATAAAACGTGGAACATCAAAACAGACACTGCCAAAGGACCGACCGCTGACGACAGAGTCTATAAAGGCTATCAGTGGGCAGGTGACGAATTCTTCAATTGGGTAGGCGAACGGTTCCGATCCGATGGCATCGCCGCCTATTTAAGCGTTGCTGGCGGCGTCTACGGCAGTGATCCACTCGGCACCGAACGTATCAGCGTGTACGACGTGATGAAGAACAAGCGGTCTGACCATTCGACCACACCGCCAACGATACGGTTCGGTCAAGTCACCTATGTGACGAGTTTCGACAGTCAACAAGCCAATACCACTTGGCTGACTTATACATCACTGCCGTGGAATCGCGGCATTACCCTCACTGGGCATCTGATCACCATGCCGGACGACTTCTTCAACACATCCTTCGATGGGGACATGATGAAGTCCACCATCATCGAGCAGGCCTCCAACATCCAGATCGACAAGGACGCCACCGTAACGCCTCCAGACGATTTCTATTCACAGGCAGAAATCAAATACTACAGTCGTTCAGTCACCAATCCGGGAGTATCCACCGCCGAGCAGGACAAGGGCAGCACGGTCATGACGTTCAGTCAGGACCAAAGCAGGATGCTTCGCATCGACACCGGTTCACGCGAAGGCGAGAACGTGTTGGGCATCGACATGGACGAATACGTCAACGCCGAAGGCAGCGCGGTCAGCGATGACATGAATATCGCCAAATTTGACGTGAGTGAGATCATCACGGCCGTGCATGAAAACAACACACGCCTACGATTACCGGAACTCACCTTCTACTCAAAGCGTGTGAAAAACATCTGGAGATACATACCCAGACCCGGTCGTCTCATCATCCTGGGCAGCAAATTCGAACGATTCTTCCCGGACACACACGGCCCATGGATAATCCTCTCGGGTATCGTCACGTTCGACCCCAAGGATCCTCGCGGCGCATGGTCCCATAAGGTTTCCGTGTTCCCTAGTCCGATGCCTGACAGCTACGGCACTCCCACGATTGCCAATCTAAAAGCGATCAATGACGCCAATGGGCAGTTATCCAATTGCAACTATCCGCTCGGCGCATTCCGGTACGTAACCAACACCTCAAATCCGAGTTAGGAGAATCATGACCGCCACAACACCGAAGTTCCTGCTTCCATACCCAGTCGATAGTGACAACATCAACAAACTGCCCGATATTCTCAAGCAGCAGGCCGAGTCCATCGAGAGCACCCTCAGTGGGTTCGATTTCAAAGGTCAAGATACAAACGGGTTGGCTTCCCGTGTCACCAGCTTGGAAAAGCTCGTTGCCGACCTGCAAAAATTCGCAACGAAACCGATTGCCTATTCCCGTTCCACATCCCTCGCATTGAATACCGCATCGAGCAATGGAGGATTCACCGTTATCTCATCGATGACACCGATTATCCAGTCCACTGACCTGATCACCTATGCGAATAATGCCTTCAAAGTCGCTTATGACTGCATTCTGTCAATTTCCTTTAGCGCACGCCTGAGCAACCGCGACCCACCTTGGACAAGCAGCCAGCGTCAGTTCATTGAACTGGCGAAGAACTACAGCGGCCAGGGGTCCCCTGATCAAGTCATGGAATTGGGTCGCGTGCCTCCGGTGAATGAGGACTCGGTTTCGTACAGCTACACGGGACCTTTCTCGGCCGGCGACACGGTAACCCCTGTTACGTACAACAACATAGCCAGCAGATCGATCAGCAGCGTGATTCTCTCGGGATCCGTTCAGAGGACCGTGTAATGAGCGAGACCCTCATAATTGCCTTGGCCTCAGCTGGGTCGGCGCTGGCCGGTGCGCTCATTCAGGCCGCCGTCGCGAACCATCGTCACCATTTTGATGAAGCGCTCATTATCCAGCAATCCATCGAGGACAACCAGCTTCTGTGGCTGTGGAATAGGGAACTGGTCGATCACATATACCGTGGAGCATCCCCGCCGCCACCGCCTCCACCCACAGGACTATTCGACAGCACCCAGCATGGAAGGAATTCAAACAATGATCAACACCCGTGAACAGGCCATCGCCACAAGCCTGACCATCACGAAGGGCTACGCGGGCATGTGCCTGGCATTCGTCAAGGATTGCTACAACGCACAGGCCGTGCACCCCTCGGCGATCTCGGCATGGAACGCCTCGACGCACAAACACGCCACCACCGATCTATCCGGCATCCCGCGTGGCGCACCGATATTCTTCGCTCCACACGGATCTCCCTACGGTCATGTCGCCATCTATCTGGGCGACGGCACCATGCGCACCACGAACAGTTCCACCGGACTCATCCACACCGATCCGGTCAGCATCTGGACCCACCAATACGGTTACACGCTGCTCGGCTGGACCGACGACATCGAGGGCCAGCTCATACCAGAATCAGCCACCACACAACCAACAACAGGAGACGATGACGACATGCAATGCATCATCCAGCCAAACGGTGAAAACCGGCTCGTCTATTTCGACGGCCAGCAAAGTCACAACCTCACCCACCCCGACCAGGTCACCGCCTTGCAAATGGTCGCCAAACAATGCGGCAAAACGCTACCGGTCTTCAAACTCGGCAGCGCGAAAGCACCCTGGTACACGCGACTGACCCAGGCAATCAAATAACAACGAAAGAAGGACATTATGAGCGATACCACAACGACAGCTTCAGTCAACATCGATGAACAGACCCCGAACGTCCTGAGCGACGCGGATGTTCAAACCATTTTGAACAACTACAGCAGCAAACAGACCAGCGTCAGCGGATATACACCCGCGTTCAACGACACCGTTCGCACGGTAATCTATGTGGTCTGCTTCATTCTCGGATTGCTCGGAGGTGTCGCCACCGTGGTCAGTGTCATGAACAGCGCTCCTACATGGATGACCATCGCCGCCGCAGGGCTTGGGTGGACAGCACCGCAGATCGCCAATGCATTCGGAGTGGCGTATAACCCGCTCAAACTCGCCGCCTGACTGCAACGTGCCCACACACCTTCACGATGCGTGGGCACGATTTACGATTGGAGTCAATCAGGAAAGACACGCCTTCGCTTCAGCAACTCCGGGTTCTTCTGCATTGAGCGTCTCGCCGTTAACGGTGTTCGGCCAGTTCGTGAACTGATGGGCGTAGCCGTCCACGCTCATCAGTGGAGATACATCGGCCGCGGTCACGCCGCTGGTCATCCATACACCGGTCATCTCGCCGTTACCGTCGTTGAACTTCATCGCCACGATGTAGGCATTAGAACGTGATGGAGCTTTGACGGCCTTGGCCGCTACCGGTGTCAGTGTGCCGGACTTGGCGCCATCCGTGATCGTCTTCTGCGCTTCGGCATCCACATCCAGACACTTGGCAGTCGCCGAGGATGAAGTCGCGGATTCGGCACCCGCGCCGGCGGAACCTCCGCAGGCGGAAAGAGGGGCAAGCAACAGGACGGTGATGATGGCTATGGCTTTGCGTTTCATGATGTTCTTCTTTCTTCTTGTTGTTTAGGATACTAGGGAGACGGCGGAAAGGGCACTGCGAAGCCTGCTATCCGGCATGGCGACGTAGCGTTGCGTGGTTTCCATGCTCTCGTGCCCGAGTAGCTTGGATACCAGGTAGAGGTCATGCGTGGCCGCATACGTGGTGGTGGCGTATCTATGTCTCAGGCTGTGTGCTGTCCACCTGTCACCGAGCAACCGCGCCACATGCTTGCCGACGTAGCTCGCCTCGACGTGTCTGCTCCATCGTCCGGGGAACAGCCATCCGTGGCAGGTTTCGAGGCTGTCGGCCAGGTCGTCGGGCAATGGCACGATGCGTTGCTTGTCGCCTTTGCCGTGCACGATCAGCGAACGTCCGAGCAGGTCGTCCATCACATCCCGGCTGTTGACCTGCGCTATTTCCGCACGCCTCAATCCGCATTCCGCGCCCAGTCGGATCATCAGAGTTTCCACCTCATTCGCGCGTCCCAGCGCCGACAGGATGACCCGATCGGGGCATGGTCTGGGATGCGGTGAGGGGCGGCGCACGCTGGGCAAGGCATCGGCGGGATTGTCCTGGCGCCTTGCGCTGGCCTGCATCCACCCGAAATAGGAGACGGCGGCGTTCCTGTATCCCTTGCGGGTTTCGGGCTTCCACTCGTGTACGGCGAACCAGTGGAGCAGCGTTTCTCCGTCCACATCGAGAGGTGATCCATTCAGTTCGTTGCTGAGTGTCGTCATCTGGTGGCGGCGGGTTCGGATGGTTTCAGGGCTTTGGTTGGCTGCAATGAGTGTTTCCAGCCATGTGCTTATTGATTCTCGCCACTGGGGCGATGGCATTGTCTTCTTCAT